CTATCGGAATTACATCACCTAGCGACTTGCCGGCATAGCTGCTCTTGAACGTCTCAGAATTAACGTGTTCGGCATATCGTTTCCGTATATCAGTCCTCTCCATTTTCAAACTCCTTTATCTTATCGGTTTCCGCCTTTATCTGCTTGAGCAAGTTTTGCATCTTGTCGGTCCCTGCGGCATTGATGAGAGCCTTCATTATAGCCTCCTCCTTCCGGCGTTTCTTCACGTCAGCTTTCTCGCGAACACTCCACCATTCCACTACGAGCAAGTAAGCGGTCACTATTGTGGCGAAAATCGGCACGTTTACCATCTTCTCCAGGCCGAATATCTCCCAGAAGTGGGACGCCTGCAAAGACGCATCTAGGAAGGCTCCAATCAAGAGGCCTCCCTCATATATGATAAACTTCATGACGGTACGTTTCCATCCGTCGCTCGTGATAGGCTCTCCGTTGAGTTTCGCCTTGTGGATTCCGGCTGCGAGGTCTATCATCATCGCAAGAAGTACAACGATAGCCTCAAAGCCTACAACTCTTAATAATACAATGTTGCTAAAATTCATAATTCTACCTTTTGAACAATTCACTACTTCTTACTGTATGCATCATCAACCGCCGCTTTAAGGGCCGCCCTCTCGGAAAGGAACTCCTTATACGCAGCCTTGGCTGCCGTGGCCTCGTCTCCGGTGATGACCTTTGTCACGGCGGCATTGTAGTCATTGACTAGTTTGGCCTCCTTGCCGTTTCCCCACAAGTAATCTATGGCAGCCGCTATTACCTTGTCTGGATTGGCGTCGGCCACATCTACCTGGTAATACTCGAATTGTGGCGATTCAACAACGTTCTCGTTCCCGTCATCGTCCATAACCACATCTTCACGCACCGTCTCCTCTATGTCCCAAGAGAAAGTGTGCACGCCGTTAATATGCCGCACAAGGGCATCCGGCCTCTCGCTTGAAATAACTTTGGATTTTTTCATATATCTGACTATTTAATGTTGTTAATACTCTTTCTCTTAATCGCCCAGAATCGCACCACTTGAGCCATCCAATCCAAGGCGACAACTTCTTGACCGCTTTCTCTACGGAAAGCCTATGCGCTCTCTTTGCCACATAAGCGACCTTTCTACGGAATCGTAACTTGATACTCTTTCTTAGCCAAGTCTCGTTGTGGTAGAACAGATAACCGACAAAGTCAATAGGTCTGCCGGATTTGTCAGAGTGACTGCGTGCAATGGGGAATACCTGCCAATTCGGTTTTAATTCCAAGTGCAATTCTTTACGCAAGTAAGTGTCTATCTCCGCTCTTAACCTATGCAACGCCGCCTTATCGTCTCCGAGAATAACCATATCATCGGCATAACGGAAGTAATACTTTACTGCCTTCTTCTCTTTCAGCCAATGGTCGAAATAGGTGAGATACAAGTTGGCGAAATACTGACTGAGATAGTTGCCGATAGGTAGTCCTCCGCCAAACACCGGAACATCGCCCTCTGTGACGTTATCTCCAAGCTTTACAGGCTTATACACGGAATCTATTATGTCGTCAAAGAGAAGCAGCAAGTCCACGTCTTTGATTTTACGTCTGAGAATAGCTTTCAGAACTTCCGTATCAATGCTCTGATAGAACTTTCGGATATCCATCTTCAGACAATACTTCGCTCCTTCGTAGTTATGACGTACGGCACGTCTCACGTCTCTCCGGCAGGCATTGATTCCTCGGTTCTCAATGCACGAATAAGTCTGAGATATGAACATTGGCGTCCATATCGGCTTGAGTACGTTCATTATAGCGTGATGAACGATTCTGTCCGGATAGTAGGGTAATTTATAGATGAGCCTCTCCTTCGGCTCCCATATCTTGCTTACTCTATAAGTTGATGTCGTATAGGTATGGTTTATCAGCGATTCGTGCAATTTCCGAAGATTGCCTTCGGGATTTCTATCGAATATTCTGACACCTATGGTATGCTTCTTCCCATTCCTGGCATTGGCCTCGGCCAGTACCAAGTTATCATAATCCACTATCTTAGCATATAGGTTTCCGTACCTTTTCATTTCTTTTTCAGCTTTGCTTTCGTATCGGACTTCTTCGAATATTGCTACCTACCAAAGTCCCTCTGAGTTCGCCTATCTTCCGCCAAGAGGCGAGGTCCTATTCCTATCTTTCGTTTCCTTAAAAAGCATATCCGAGCCCTGACATTCGTATTCGAGTTCGAGGGCGCATTATTCGAATTCGAGTAAGCGAGACCGTCATTCGCACCGTTACTCGCATTCCCGCCGAACAACAGCACCCGAGGAATAGCAACCTTATATGTTTTGGTTATTCAAAGTAGAACGAGTTTCCCTGACGATGCAACGTCACCTTGCGAGGAAACGCATCCATCTCCTTAATCTTTCTCAGAACGGAAAGAATCTCCGGATTGCCGGTAAAGACCTTAAAGCCTTTCGATTCGGTATCATCGGGATTCCACTTTCCGAGAAACAAGGTCTGACCTCCGGTGTTGTTCATCTTACTGAATTTTGTCGGCACGTCCTCAATGAAGTCGCAAATCCAGAATTCAGTATTCACCAAGTCAGAGAGCGTCTTTTTCTCGCAATGGAACACACGTCTCCCCTCGTCACGTTCCAATTTCAGAAACGCAAGAGAGCCGTCATCAGTTTCATTTATTCTACCCATAAACCAATCTTTTATCTTTGTTAAACATCAATTTTATAGAGAGGGGGCAAAGTCGCAAGCGACTTCCGAGCCCCCGTGTTGTCGGCTCTACGGGATAAAGCAAAGCCGAGCCCCGACATGCGTATACGAGCTCGAGGGCGCAGAAAGCGAATTCGAGTAAGCGAGACCGTCATACGCACCGTAACTCGCATCCCCGCCGAACAACAGCACCCTGATGCCGGTATTTCCACAAGAGTGATAGTCGCACCATCCTTTAGAGCTTGAGCCGGTACCGCAATTCGTCCCTGGGATAATCTCACCCTTAGCGCCATAGATGAGTTCCTTCGGCCAGATACCGGTTCCTTTCTCCTTACCTATATTGCGGTAGCCGGAAATAGAGCTATCTGATGCAACGAAGTTGTCGGTATCATCTATAACGTAGATTGTTCTATCAGTGGCATCATCGGTATTCGCATAGACCTTAACGCCGTCAATAAACTTCCAGATATGACCGAAAGGATTTTCGATTCCACGCCATCTGTTGTTATGCACATAGCCATCACCGGTAGTGAGGGTGACATCGTTGTTGACGTAATCAGAGGCGTCTTCGGTTACTTCTCCCGAACCATCTCCGAGAGAGTTGGTCTTGCCGGTCGTTACGATAGGATAAGACGAGTTGTAAGCCGCCCAGTTGGAAATGTTGGAAATACCGGTTCCGAGACCGCCCTGACGATAGCCGTTGGAATCCCTTGCGGTATTGACTGCCGCTTGGCAGTTGCGATTTGCGTACTCTATGTAGTAAAGCCAGAAAAGTGTCTTATACTGCTCGTATGGAAGACAATTCCACTTCGTATTCGATGAGTTTCTAGCTCTCGCATAGGTACGGAAAGTCTTATAAGCAACCGCAGTCTTTGGGGTTACTCCTGAGACGGAGCATAGCTTGCTGGAATCAACACTTGCCTCGTAGGCCCCGACATAGAACTTAGGAACGAGTGTCGCCCCCTCGAAGGCTTCAAGTGAGATTTTCACGGCAAAGCGGTAGATGCTCCCCGACCACACGTCATACTCAAATTTGCGATAATGTGCCGGCACTTCCACCATCACCTGCCCGCTTGCTCCGGTAAGGTCGTGGTCTTCCCAGTTGCCGGAAAGGTACTCTTTGACGTTGCCGCTATCATCCAGCAGGCATCCCTTCATCAGCGAGTGTACCGGCAGTGATTTGTGATAATCGGTATTACCGATTCTGATAAGAGCGAGCTGCCCATCGGTGAAGGAATCTCCATTCGCTGCGGTGGTTGAGCCGGTGTAAAGCTCCACCCCATACCACGAGGGCTTTCCGCTAAGCAAGGTTGCTCCGTCAAAGGCCCCTGGCTCTCCCGTCTCCTTGTCGAAATAAGGAAAAGCCTTGCCATTAAGGGCATCTTGCGAAGTCGCTACATTCAGCGACAATACATCTTTGTCTGTTGCCATAATTCTATAATTTTATTTCGTATCAGTTTCACTAATTATTGCAGTCTGGTCGGTAGAAGAATCTTTTGAATTCTTGAACGTGCAAGTCCCGTAGATATGCGTCTCTTTCTTTAAGTATTTGAGATAGCCAAGAGAGAGCGACACGTCAAAAGTAGATGCGGAATCGCTTACGTGGAGAATGACGTAAGGCGCAAGAACACTCATCCCGTTTATCGTTCCGGCAGCGGACCGGCCGTCCTGCGGAAGATAAGTATTGCCACTAGTCACCGCCAATGAATAGTTGCCGTTCTCAAGGGCCTTTGTGCCTATTTGCAAGGACTGGATGTCTCGTTCCGTGGAAAGGGTATCGTGTCTATTGAGAGCGCACTCGCCGGTAAATACAAGGTTTCCGCTTACTTGCGAACTGCCAGAAGTCCCTACCGAGAACGTCAGCTTATTCCTCGTGGATGAGGTAGCCGTGTCGCAATATATCAGATAGCAACCCTTGTAGTCTCCACTATCAAGATAACGGCACGTTATCGTGGCCTTGAACGTATCAATGAACAGTGTATTCGTGGTATCAGTCGTGGAGCCGAGGACATAGGTGGCGTACTGCGGACTATCCAACCCGAAGGCGTACATATACCAAGAGTTGCTTGAGCCCATTGACGAGTAGTCAGTCTGTGGGATAATCACCACCGGTATAACATATATGGTATCTCCGCTTACAAAGTATTCCGATTCATATGTACTCCTTTCAGAAGCACTTTTGTAAGGAATATTCTCAGCACTGCCGATAGACTTCATATTATAACTTCCGGTGACGGAATCGTAGGCCCCCATCTCATAAGGGGTATATTTCGATGCCGACCACGTTATGCCGCTGGTCGAATCTCCGAATTTAAGCCAGCAAAGCGGTGTCGTTCTTGTCCCGTCAGTCGGTGAGTAAATCAGCAGGCCGAAATAGCCTTTATCACTTGCCCCCGAATAATTCGTATCTCTGCCGAAAATTGATTCCAGGCCAAGCAGGGCGGCATCCTCGCTCCCGTCAGAAGCACTTGAATACGGATGATAATCTTCATACTGATACGGCCCTATCACGCAAGAGGGGTTGAACGTGGAAGTGCTCTTATCTCGTGCGCAGTAGATGCTCGTTATGAGATAAGGTTTCGTGGAGTGCGAATACGGATAGGTGAACTTCGTAGAATGTATGTAGCCGTGGAAGTCCAGCAGGCGGAAATGCTTGCTTGGCTTGGTATAGGTCCAAGATGCCATATAGAGACCAGTCACGGCGGCATTGAAACGGAGCCAGCCGGAGCCATACACGGTCTTAGCTACCATCGTGCTATGCGCAATGGTAATTACCGGCTTGGATATTCCGTAAGCCTGGCCCATAGCATACAACTGACTTGACGGAGACTTTTCTCTAGCTTGATATATGTACGGGACATTCTTGGCGTGAACGAAGCCCTCGAAAGCCGTGGGTTTCCACTTCGACATAGGATTGATACTCGAATTGGTGCATAGCTCCTTCAAGTAGTCCTCGGAATCAAAGTCATCGGCTCCCAAGAGACATTTCACGTCATCCAAAGTGAACGGTTGTATCGGTATGTTGTTTATCAGCGACATTATCTGAGTTTTTCGGTCAGCTTGAACCACACTTCTTGCAACCAGGTGGCATCCTTCCATATTGTGAAGTTACCAGAGCCATCGTAGCGGACTGTCTTCCAGCCGTTGTAGTGATTGATGCGGATTACCTGCCCAAGTGCGGGGCGGACATCTTTGAGTTGGTGTACTTTCTTTTCCATATCTATCTGGGTTTTGAGTTGTCTTATTTCCTCTGCTTGTTCTTGCACGGCCTTAACGAGATAGGGCGTTATCTTCTGATAGCTGAGATACTTCATCCCATCCGGTGCGGTCTTCACGGCAAAGGGCAGGACTTTCTCAACGTCCTGCGAGATGAATCCAGCCGAGTGGCCGTCCATCAGACTCTTGTCATTCCAATCCCATTCGCTAGGCTTGAGGCGGTCTATTACGGACATACCATCCTTGATAAGCGTGACATTGTCCTTCAAACGTATATCTGAACTAGAGGACGTCTCTCCGGCCATAATTCCTCCGACCGCCCAGAGACCATAACTATTCTTTGTCTGGATGTACTTCTCATCGCTGCTGAGAGTGAACCAAGAGGCGAATTTCAGTAGTGATGCGAGTGTTTCGGATTTGTCCTTTCCTATGTAGATGCCGCTATCAAAGATAATATTGCCATCGGTGTCCCAAGTCACGCCTGGGATTGAGCCGGAACCATCGGCGTTCCAAGAAATTTCTCCGTTGGCAAGATAGCCGGAGCCATCGTGTCTGAATAGAGACGTGGCGTAATCAGTCGCCTTGGTATCGTACTCGTGGTCCACCATCTTACCGCCATACCAAGCAGCAATTCCGTTACCTTTGAGAGAGCTATCATAAATTCCGCTTATGCCGGCAGTGACGTTATTGGACGAATCAGTAAGAGCGACATACTGAGAGAGTATCGCACCGCCTTCAATGGTAGTGCTGCCGTTCTTGAATACGTCCAGCAGGAAGCTGTAATATCCGATTTCGGTGGTCAGATTGTTGAACTTCTTCTCGGTGTATGCTTTCTGTGCGTTCTCCAGCATTGTGGATTCCGCCTTGTAGTATGCCACGAACAAAGCTGTGAGGGTATCTCTATCAAAGCCGTCCGTGCTTGTATTGGAATACAAGTCCACGTCACGGAGATACTGCCTCAGATTGTAGAACGCCGTCTTTAGGGCATCAATGCCCGTGTATGCGTATGTAAGACGATAGCCGTTATATATTAGTCCGTAAGAGTCAAAACTCAAAGAGACGGCCGTAGAATTGTCTGTATAGTCAAGACTTGCGAGCAGGTCAAGAGTAACCGGATACGAGCCATCAACGCCAATGGTGTAAAGCGATGCCAAGCCGTTAATCAATTCCCATTGGGTACGGAGAGAGGTTTTCTCAGTCACGTCCAGAACGGAATCGGTATTAAGGGCGTCAAGTGCGTTTTGCACATAAGACATTGACGATTGCAAGGTGGAGATAGCTTCCTCTATACCCTCCAAGTCTAACTCGCTGGCATCGTTCAGCACGGGGACTGTCTGAGAATCAAGAACGGTACTGCCATCGGTATCCAGCAGACGGAAACGGATGCCGTTCATTGAGTTTGTGACGGTGATAGCTCCAGAATAAGTTTTCCAAGTGCCGCCGTCATCTATTGAGTATTGCAACGTCTTGTCGGTGCTTACTACCGGAGATGAGTTGCCGACAGTCTTCATCTGAACACAAGTCACGGAAGAAGGCGTATATGTCGGGTTGTCGCCCCAAGACTTCTTGACTATTGTGACGGAAGGCAGCACTTCGTAGAATACGGCGTCAGCGCCATCTTCACCATCCTCGCCATCAGTACCGATATAAGATACCGAGTAAGAATAGGTCTCCGTACCATCGGAATATAGCACATACGTTCTCGTCCATAGGAATTTTCCTTGAGCGACACTAGGTACGGTTGTACTCCAAGTGCCGGTCGGGGTTTCTGTCCCAGAATTGCTTGCTTGGTACTTGACTGATTTCGAGGTGATAGTTACAGAGGTACCATCTGCTCCATCTTTTCCATCTGCTCCATCGGCACCATCCGTTCCGATATATGCAACTGAATAAGCCGTGGTGCTTTGCCCATCTGAGTAAGTCACAATCGTTCTAGTCCATAGGTACTTACCTTTTGAAACGCTCGGCACGGTCTCAGACCAAGTGCCAGTGGGCGTGGTAGTGCCGGAATCGCCAGCTTGATAGGCGACTGACTTGCTAGATATAGTCACACTTGTTCCATCGGCACCATCCTTGCCATCCTCGCCGTTCTCGCCGCCATAGACGGTGTAGATAGTCGTTCCACGGATGCTGCTTGTGCCTATCGAAGTGACCTTGGCGTAGAGCATCACCGCTATATTGTCCTTGTCAGTCACGACACCCCGAATAATCATAATATCGTCGACCGCAAAGGATGATACATTGGTGATTGAGGTCCAGTTTTCCGAATGGCCCTTGGCACCATAGGTGTCCCACTGAGACTGAGTAAACTGTCTTGTAGTAGTCTCTGCGGCCAACACCATTGAGCCATCAGCACCGTCCTCTCCCTGCTCACCCTGCTCGCCTTGTTCACCCTGCTCTCCCTTTAGCCTTGCCCAAGTATAGTCGGAATAGGTCTCAGAATCAGCCTTTGTGAAGTCGGTCAGCACGCCCACATAGAGCGCACCGCTGAAGTAGGTCGTACTGAAATCCTCTTTTCCGTCCGAGCTGCTTGCATAAGCATAATGAACATAGGTGGTTTTGCCATCGGCACCAGTTGCGCCAGGCTCTCCATCACTTCCGTCAGTTCCTATTCTTGATACGGAATACGACTTAGCCTCACTCTTATCAGAGAACACAACGATAGTCTTGCTCCAAAGGTACTGTCCTTGAGCGACTGAGGGGACTGAGGAATACTTAAACTCAGAATCATCCGGTTGCGTGGCATCATCGGTAACGGCATAGGTGGTGGATGTCGAGGAAACGGTAACACTTGTTCCGTCCTTTCCGTTGGTACCATTCGTTCCGTTTGTTCCGGCATAAGCCACGGCATAGGCGGTGGTTTCGGTGCCGTCTGAATACTTGACGTAGGTCTTAGTCCATAAGAACTGACCTTTTGCCACACTGGGCACACTTGTACTCCACGTTCCGGTAGGTACGGTCGTGCCGCTGGTGCTGGTTTGGTACGTTACGGACTTGGAAGATATGGTTACGGACGTACCATCCGCTCCAGTCGCTCCGGTATCGCCCTTGTCGCCTTTCTCCCCTTGCTCGCCTTGTATGCCCTGCTCGCCCTGCTCTCCTTTCTCACCCTTTTCACCCTGCTCGCCTTGGTCTCCCTTATCGCCTTTAGCTCCTGCCTTAACCTTCGTGACGTTCATCGTGGTAGTGAGGTCGGGGCATCCGCTCTTGGTACAAGTAACTACAATAGTCGCATCGTCGGCCGTAAGCGTCTTGACGGTGATAAGTCCGGAAGACGATACCGAGGCCGTGCAACCGGTACAAGTTAGCTTGTAACTCCAGCCGCTTTGCAACGTTGAACCATAATAGATATACACATAACTCTGCGGCAGAGTGCCGGTAACGTTTCCGTCAGAATCACAAGCCACAGAGGCGTTCTCGTTGGTAAGGAGTATGGAATAAGGCGTGCGGTTCTTTATTTCAGATTCAAGCTCTGAATACTCGGAGAAGTTGGAAAGACCGCTTGAACCGCTGGAAATAGTCAGCTTGCCCTTTATATCAAGGCCGCCTTCGGTAGTGTACTTGACATACTCGCTCTCATCGGAAGTGCCGACATAGAAATTGCCGGTAGCAAGGTCGAAGTAATTGATACCATCGCTCGCTACAATCTTATCGGTAGTTACTCGCCCAGGCAACACTTCGGTATAGCCATACAGTTGAGCGAAAGACCTAGTGCCTTCAAACTCGCTATTGAGAATCCCGACAAGGAAATGATAATAGCCTTCCTCGCCCTCTTCCTCAATCGCCTCCTCGGAGAGTACAAAGGTGCCGGACGTACCATCTTTGGCACATCTGGCATATAGGTAGTAGGCCGTTTCACTATCAAGCTCTTCCGAGGTGAAAGCAGACATATCCCAGAAGTGATACTCGCTAGTGGAGTGTTCGCTGCTTATGGTATCAATACCGAGAGTCATATGCTGGAGAATCGTAGCTCCCGCCGACAATCCTCCGGTGACTTTCAGAACGGAATCCGAATAAGACACGGTGAAAGCGGTATCTCTGGCGGCATTGGCCTCCTTCTTTAACACGAAACGGAATTGCAAGGATTCATCTCCCGCCACTAGTTGCATAGTGTTCACCACTATCGGAGATATGGACGAGCTAAATTGCGAGAGGCCGGCATTGATGAGCTTCTGTGTGGTCTCTTGAACGTCACGATAACGTCTCTTGGTGTATTCTATGCTCTGGCGGTAACGGAGGTCTCGCACCACTTCCTCGCCCTTGTATTCATTAAGCTCCGTGAGTATGCTGCTGGCGACCTTGGCGTTAGATAACGTCAATTCAGGTGCGTGGGGGTTGTATAAGTATTCCTTAATCCCGATAATGCGGACTAACTCGCCATCGGGGAGAAATTGCGTATCAGAGAACAGAACACAACCGCCAAGAATGAGCTTGTCTTTGATATTGTCCCAATTCTTCTTCGCCCAGTAGCCGTCCATCTCTCCGTTGAAAGTGAACTGACTGTCCTCGTTCTCCCACATATAGCGCACGGCCTCACGGAACATATCCCACGAACCGCCAGACTTGTCATCGTCGTTGCGTATGTAGGCATCGGGCAGCGAGCAGCCGAAGATAGCGTACTCGTCACCAATAGCGGCGACAAAGCCGGTATTATTGTCCGGCATTGTGTATCCGTCCAAGTCAGCAGGAACAATCTCGAAAGTCCTCGTGTCGTGGTCGTACTTGCTTATCTCGAACTCTCTACCGGAGAGCATACCGCTCTGGAATATCACGGTCATAGTCTCACCGGTTATGAGACATTCGCTGAAATCAAGATTGTCGGGAATCGTGGAATCGGCAAACGAGTAGAAATTCTGACTGGCATCATCCGTAATCCACTTTGTCACTTGTCCTACCCTATGAGGATAGCACTCGGACGCATCGTAGGAATCTTCCACAATCAGTCCGCTTGCGACCTTGTCCTTTCTGGTGATGCATACTCCGTCATCATCTACCACATACGTTCTGGCGTTGTCTGAATCGTAGCCGGTTTCGTCCTCGAAATAGGTGCCGTCGAAGCCTATGCTTTGCCCCTTGGGGAGCAATAAATACTTGTTCCCGTAGGTAGAGTAGTCTATGTTCCTTTCACCGCCTTGGACGAACAATTTGTCAAAGGCCATAGAGTTGTCATAGTTGCTCCTGCCGAGGCCAGGAATAAAGCCGTTTCCCTTTCCGTAGGATAACGCCAGAGCCTTTGCCGTACTCTTGTTGAACTCCACCTTGCCGAGTGAAATACACTTGCCTACAATATACCATTCGGTCTCAAAGGTCTCTGCCACCATATCCAAGACTTCCGCAATGGTGTTGTGGTTTACGGATATGAGCTTTTCGCTGACATCGGGATAGTCTCCGATAGTCCATCCGGACGAGCGGTTATTGGCGTTGCCCACTATCTGAGTAAGGAAATCCAGAGGCTTGCCGGTCATATCGAACTTCAGGCGTCCGTCAGCGAGGTCTCTCTCTTTCCAGAGCGAGAGCCTTGCGCTGTCATCGTACAAGACGAGGGTATATTCGAAGTCACGTTTGCCGTTCTTCTTGAAGTTCTGAGGCTTGAGGAGATAGTATCTGGTATCGTCATAATCGGTATAAGCCCCAACGGGAATATCAAGATACCCCTCGTGTCTGATAGTCAGATACAAGGCGTTCTCTCCCATTATGGAGCGGGTGCGATAACTCTCATCCGTGAGTTTCACCGTCACGGACGACGAATCGTAGTATAAGGTTATTTCAGTTATCCCAATCGCCATATCTAATCTCCTTCATATAGACAAACTCTGAGGGTGAACTTCAGCCAGCAAGAATGGTCGTTGAACACGGCAAAGTCATTTATCGCAACACTCTTGTAGTAACACTTCCTCGTTATTCCGTTGTAGGTGATAGTCCTGCCGCCCGATTGTATCATTACGTTCAAGAGCTTGAGCCAAGACTCCCAGAACTCCACGGGGCCTCTTGCACGCAAGAACAATGGCAGGGATGCGTCCCGCTCTGCATACTTCACGTCTCCGTCTCCGTCATACCATTGGCCGGAAGTGGCGGCTGACGATACACTAAGTCTAGACTTGACCTCCGGCTGCTTGTTCCACTCGTTGCTGAAGTCCTCAATCGGCATCACCGAGTATTCGCTGACATCCACGGAATCCAGCAAGAGACCGAACGATGAGACGTGTACCGCTCCGCTAGGCTTGAGCAAATCGTCATAGACGTAGAACACAAGCAGATTGTTATTGAACGCCAGACGGCTTCCGTCAAAAGTCAGATACGATGCTACCGGCTGATAGGGCGTGAGACCTTCTCCTGAATCCGTGTCCGAGTAGTCGGCATCAAGAGCCAATTCTAGACTGAAAACGGCAAGGGTGCGGACTATCTCAAGCGACCTCATCCGTACCATTCGCAGACGGGCCGTCATACCTACCTCCTTGAAATACCAATCGTGATAAGCGGAGCCTTTCAAGAACGAGAGAAAGTTATCTAGTCCGTCATATGCGGAACAAGCGAGCGATACCGATACCGAGGTCTTCGGCTCCAACACGGGATTGAGCAAGTCGGGCTCTATGCCATCGTATTCGGGCCAGTCCACGGATTCGACATTCTTCATATCGGGCCATTTCACGAGGTCGGAATAGCCGCCTTGCGTAACGAAAACGCCCCACTCGGTGAAGGCGTCCGTCTCGTCTATGTAGAGAGTTCCTTTCCGTGACATAGTGCGTTATCGTTTAATTACTACTCCGTTGGTATTCATAAAGCTGATATCGCTGCGCATTGCCGCCATATCCTCTTTAAGGACTTTCATCGTCTCTTTGACCGCCGTGGTATCGGTATGGATTCCACGCACCTCGGAGAGTATATTCGTGGTGTTCTGCTGAAGTATCAGCTGAGCCGCCTTTATCTCTTTGGTGGTGATGTTCATCTCGTAGGTGTGCTGCTGTATGGTAGTGAGCCTTCCGTTGCACTCATCAACACTGTCTTGTGTTGCGGTAATGCCGGAGCCGGTCACGCCGGTACGAGAGGATTCTTCGTCCTCGTCCCTGGCAACGCCGATTCCGTTCAAGAACTCAGTAATAGCAGGGGCCATATCCTCAGCCTGCTCGATAAGCTCGTTGTATGCATCCACGGCTTCTGAGGTCTTACCAGCCGCTATGAGATTTCCGATTTCCTCTTGGGCCGCCTTGGTGAAAATCTGACTTGCCAGCATAGACTTAATCATACTATTGGCATAGTTGTCGGCAAAGTCGTTCATCACACTAGAGAGGTCGGTTGCGGCCTCGCCTGTCTCCTTGAATGAAGAAATCCACTCGCTGGTGATGTCGTCCATCGTGTTGCCCATAAGGTCTCCGAGAAAGTCCATCATACTCTCCATAGACTCTTGATACCTATCCCAGTCAGAGAGCAATTCTTCCACAACACGTTTCTGGGTGTCGGTCATATTGTCACCCATTTTATCGTACCAAGCCTCCAGCTTTTGGAACTCGGTCTCGTTCGGGAGTCCGTCTTCGCCAAAGAGATTAGACGTGTCAAACGTGGAAATATTCTTCTTGCCGGTACCCCAGAACTTCTGCCATCCGCTTCTTCCGTCAGAGGTGAAAGCGGACTGGAGTGAAGATGAGCTTTCTTTGAGGTCTTTTTTGGCTTCTGCGAGGATTTTGGAGTATTCAGTAAACTGACCTAAGGTGTCGGTTCCGAAGGCGTTAGAGTGGCGTGCAAGACGTTCATTGTCGGCAATCTGGAGAATGGCATCGGCATAGGCAAGAGCGGCCTTCGTGGCGGCATCGTTCGCCTCCTTGTTCTGCTTGAAGATAGAGGTTATCTTGGAGACAATCTTAACGGCATAGGAGACAACCCCCGTTACCCCCGTGAAGATGGATGCGAATCCAGCCTTGGAATCAATCGCCTCACGAAGGGTGTTGATAGCGGTAAACATACCGCCTGCATTAACGACAAAGTTGCCCATAAGAGAGATGGCCTCGCCCAGCCCCTCGTTCCATTCTCCGATAAGGCCGCCCAATTCATCGAAGGCCTCTCCCGCTTGATTCAGAACGGAAACGATATCAGTCCACGTCACCTTTGACTTCTTTCCGTCCTTGTTGAAGTTGTCAACGGCTTCTTGCACCGTATCAAGTTGTGCAACCGTGAGGTTGATTTGCGCCTGCTGGGCAGGGTCGTCGGGATTCAAAGATTCAAGATGGGCTTTCAGTCTGGCGGATTCCTTCTGGAGTTCCTTGAATGTCATTGATTCCACCGAATTGAGCCATTCAGCGATACCCTCGTTATCGTCTGCCAGAGAACGCAAGGCCGCTATCCTGCCATCCTTGAAGAACTTAGTCCAATTACGTTGAACGTTGTCCTTTTCCTTCTCCATTGTGGCGAGCATATTCGCCTCGGTCTTGGCGAGGACTTCATCAATGTTGCCCGATTCTGCCACATAGTCATAGTCCATCTGGGCAAGAGCGGAATTTTTCTCCCTCTCCAGCTTGTCGGCTATGCTGCGATAGATTTGCGCTAGTTCGGCAGAGCCTTCTTTTTCGGCTTGCTCGGC